GTTTTATGTGCCTGATACGTATCGTGGACGTAGCCTTGATAAGAAGCAAGGTAGCGCAGGTAAAGTAACTGTATCTGACAATGGTTTTAACGAGATTGCATTGACAGAGTATGAGTATCTTCTAGATTTAGGTGTATGCCCTGAGCAAGCACGTATGGTTCTGCCGCAGTCTATGATGACTGAGTGGTACTGGTCAGGTAGCTTGGATGCCTTTGCTGATATGTGTAAGCTACGCTGTGCGCCTGACACACAAGCAGAGACACAAGAGGTAGCCAATAAGATTAGCATACAGATGCACAAGTTGTTTCCTGTATCGTGGATGGCATTAGCAAAGGGGCAAAGGTAATGAGAGGTAATATTAACGGTGCAATCAAGGCGTCAGCTATTGTAGCTTTACTGATAGCTGCGCCACCTGTGTTGATAGCTATGACGTATGACGAGTACCCAAAGTACTGTAAGCTGTCTATATTATTACCATGTATAGGAGTAGAGAAATGATGGTAGCAAACATAACACTTAAAAATAACGAAGGTAAACAGGTAGCCTACCTGACTATAGATTCATCTGGATATTATGATTTTACTTGTGAAGGTTTTGCAGAAAATGCTTGGTCTATGGCAGATCAAATGGCTGCAAATTTATCAGCGGATCAAGGGTATCTAATTGACATGAATATACAGTTAGATTTAAGAGATTTGGGATGAATAAACAGATGAGTGACATAATAAAAGTAATAGACATAGAAGAACACGAGGATGGTAGTGCTACACTACAAGTAGAGTGTGACCCTGAGACATTCGCAGCTATCTTTAATGCAGGGTTTATAGCATTGGTAGAAGCTGGCTTGGAATCAGAGTCAAACAGAAGTAAGAAAAAGAAGTGGCAGACCTGTGTAAGCTGTGGTGGCCCAGCGCAGAATGATATGTGTGGTTTCTGTTTAGAGGAAGAATGATATGAGCCTATCAGAATGGATCCCATACTTAATAGCATTGTCAGTAATACTAATGAGCATTGGATTTATTCCTGGAGTTCTGATATATCTTGTTGTAATGAGATTGAAGAGGATGTTTAAGAAATGAGTATGGTTGGAACAATAGAAGATATGCGTTGGGAAATCAAACAACAAAAGAAAGAGATAGATAAGCTTAGGAAGTTCATAACTAAACACAAACTGATCAGAGAGTTTGATGATGAAGAACGTAAGAGAGCATTAGAGAGATACGAGGCTAATAAGACATGACACAAGAAATAGCGCATCAACCATGCCCCTATGTAGAGTGTGGATCGTCAGATGCATTCAGTTTTAATACTAAAGGATATGGTAAGTGCCATTCTTGTCATCGTTCCTACCCTTCAAAGTACCAGAAATTTCAATGGGTTGCAGAGAAATACCCAGTACCACAAGGAACTACTATGACATCCAACGTAAATTATATATCCGAAAGGATAGAAACTAACCAAAAGGGTAGTTACACTGCAATGCGTGGTATTAGTCAGAAGACTATGGAAGACTATGGTGTGCTGACCTACCCTGATAGACAAGAATATATTTACCCTAGTGGTGGTGCTAAGGTTCGTAAGTTAGATGAAAAAGTTTTCTACACTAAGAATAACTTCAAGGGTGATGAACTATTTGGTATGAATCTATTCACCGCTGGCTCGTCTAAGATGGTTACAATCACTGAGGGTGAGCTTGATGCATTGTCAGTGGCTCAGATGCTTAAGAGCAACTACACTAACCCTGTGGTATCTCTGCCCAGCGCAACACCATCTAAAAAGCTATGGGAAAACTGTTCAGACTGGCTCAATAGTTTTGAGAAGATTGTACTATCAGTTGACAATGATGAGGCTGGTAATGCAGTAGCTGATAAGATAGCTAAGTTATTCCCTAACAAGGTGTATCGTGTACCGCATGACAGGTTCAAGGATGCCAATGAGTTCCTGACTAACAAGGCCGGGGCTGAGTTCAAGACTGCTTGGTGGAACGCTAAGAAGTACACACCAGAGAATGTGCTTAACAGTACGCAGGACTTTATCTCACTCTACAAGGATACACCTGACCACCAGTACATCCCTACAGGTATTCAAGCGCTTGACGATAAGATCCTTGGCTTGATGCAGGGACACTTCACAGTCATCAAGGCACCGACTGGTATTGGTAAGACAGAGGTGATGCGCTTCCTAGAATACAACATGTTACAGCATAAGGTTCCCTTCGCAGCGTGGCACTTGGAAGAGACTAAGCTACGGTCACTGCTTGGGTTAGTGTCGTATGAGCTAGGTGATAACTTGACACGGCGTGACTTGATTGCTGAGAAGAATGCTGATGATGCAGTTATGGGTGCTATTGAGCGTATCACTAAGGATGAACTCTTCTACCAGTTTTACTTAAGTGATGGTCAGGGTGCTGATGCATTGTGTGACCAGATACGTTACTTTAGTCAGGCATGTGGCTGTAAGTTTGTCTTCTTTGAGCCTATCCAGGATGTCGTTTCTGGTTCATCTGAGGAAGGTAAGGAGCAGATGTTAGCTGATCTATCGGTACGTCTATCTAAGTTATCCGCTGAGTTAAACGTAGGTATTGTTACTATTGCTCACACTAATGACAATGGTGACCCTAAGTACTGTAAGATGATTGGTCAACGTGCCTCTGTTATTATTGATCTTAGTCGTGACAAAGAAGCTGATGATCTTGAAGAGCGTAACACTACACATATATCAGTACAAAAGAATCGTCCATGTTCAGAGGAAGGTTTCGCTGGTATGATGAGGTTTAACACAGAAACCTTTACTCTTAGAGAGGTTATCTAGTGTGCAGTATGATTTATTTGAAGTTCAAACAGAGCCTGAACTAAAACCAGAGGGATTAGAAGGTAAAAAATGCATAGTTTGTAAAACGTTTAAGCCTTATAAGGATTTTAATAAGAATAACTCACACAGAGACAAAAGAGATCAAAGGTGTAGATCTTGTGCTAAGCATCAATCTTTTGTGTTAAAGGAGATAAAGAAAGTAGCCCCGCCTAAAACGGATTATTGCCAGTGTTGTGGGTCAACAGAAGGAAGATCTTTGATAGTCTTAGATCACGATCATATAACTGACAAGTTTAGAGGTTGGGTTTGTAAGAATTGTAACACGGGTATAGGTTTGTTAGGTGATAACATAGAGGGGCTTGAGACAGCCATTAAGTATTTGAGGAAAACAGATGACAGTATTTGATATAGAAACAGACGGACTAGACCCAACTAAGATACACGTACTATCTTGGGAAGATGAGCTTGGTAAAATTCAACACACGCATGACTATGTGGCTATGCGTATCTTCTTTGAGGAAGCTACGATCCTCATTGGTCACAACATTGTACGGTATGACATACCTGCCGTAGAGAAGATCTTAGGCATCAAGGTAACAGCTACCCTAGTGGACACTCTAGCTGTGTCTTGGTACATCAATCACACTAGACCTAAGCATGGCCTAGAGGGTTATGGTGAGTACTACAACGTCAAGAAGCCTGAGATTACTGACTGGGAAAACTTAACTAAAGAAGAGTATGCCCATCGCTGTAAAGAGGATGTCAAGATTAATGTACGTCTATGGCGTGACTTGGATATCAAACTATCTAAGCTGTATCCTAATGTGAACCATAAGTGGGATCTACTAACCTACCTAACATTCAAGATGCAGTGCGCTGCAGAACAGGAAGCATTGAAATGGAAGCTTGATGTAGAAAAGGCTAACAAGTACCTCGCTGAGTGGGGTGACATGAAGGAAGACAAGATTGAACAGCTTGCAGAGGCTATGCCTAAGCGTGTACTAACTAAGGTACAGCAACGTCCAAAGGTTATGTACAAGAAAGATGGTGAGCTATCCTCTCATGGGGAACGCTTTGAGGAGTTACGTAAGGAGTACCGACAGCCAGAAAATGTACAGTCTTTTGTCGTCAATACTGGTGAGGTTCGTGGTAACCCTAGTTCACCAGAACAAGTCAAGGACTGGCTGTACTCTATTGGTTGGGTTCCACGTACATTCAAGTTTGTTCGGGGTTCAGACGATCAGGAGAAGCAGATACCACAGATCCGTAGAGAGGGTGAACTATGCCCATCAGTAAAAGATCTAGTATCAGAAGATCCTGCAGTGTCCATCTTGGATGGCTTGTCTGTCTTAAGTCACCGCATATCAGTCTTGAAAGGTATGGTAGAGCATGAGGTAGATGGTTATGTACAGGCCACTGTCGCTGGTATGACAAACACCCTACGGTTTAAACACGCAAAGCCCTTAGTCAATATACCCTCAGTAGAGAAGCCCTACGGTAAAGAGATACGTGGATGTCTTACTGCACCAGAGGGTTATGTATTATGTGGGGCTGACATGACTAGCCTAGAGGACACAACCAAGCGTCACTACATGAAACCGCTTGACCCTAATTACGTAGCTGAGATGTCTAAGGAAGGTTTTGACCCTCACCTCGATCTAGCTAAACATGCTGGTATAATTACTCAGGATGATATCGACAAGCATAACTCAGGTGAGAAGTCTCTCAAGGCTCTACGTAAGAACTATAAGGTGGTAAACTACTCCGCTACATATGGCGTAGGAGCCGCTAAGCTGGCCCGTGAGACAGGTATGTCAAAGAAGGAAGCCCAGAAGCTACTAGATGCATTTTGGTCACGTAACTGGTCAGTACAGAAGGTAGCAACAACACTACGTAAGCGTGAATTATTTGGTGGTATGTGGGTACAGAACCCTGTGTCTGGCTTCTGGTACAGCCTACGCAGCGAGAAGGATCGTTTCTCTACACTCAATCAAGGTACTGGTGTTTACTGCTTTGATAACTGGGTAAAGAAATGTCGTGAGAAAGGTATCAAGACTATTGGTCAGTTTCACGATGAAATTATTGCGCTTGTAAAAGAAGGGGATCAGATAGAAACAGCAATCAATATGAACTACTCTATCCAAGAATTAAACGAACAGCTTAAACTAAATGTGGATCTTGGGGTTGACGCACAGTTTGGAAAAACTTACGCAGAGATTCACTAATTTACTTGACAAGGTTAGTGGTATAAGCTATAACTAAATCTCTTTAACGCTCAGAAAGGAACAACAATGAGCATGGAATTAACAGTCGGAACTGAAATGGGTAAGTCATTAGAGGAGCTAATGGGTATTACCAATATGGGTGGTAGTACAGAAAGTAAACAGCCCTCTCTAGCTAGGGTAGGTATGATCCACCAAGCTGTAATGGGTGATGTAGATGTGGGTGGTAAGACACTACGCACAGAGGTTCTACCTATTGGAACATACCAAGTAGAAATTGGTGATGATAAAGTCTACAGCGCGAAGGTTTCTATTCGTGTGTTTGCTACTCGTCAGCGTTGGCAGCGCTGGAATAATGCAACAGAAGAGATGGAGAAGACTGTTATGTCAACATCTCTGTCAAAGGATCTAAAGGATAACTTGGGTGGCTACAATATTGGAAGGCCATCTGGTTACATTGAGGACTTCAACGCACTGCCTGACGCAACTAAGGACCACATGCGTTCAGTTAAGAAGGTTAAGGTATTCATGGGTCTTCTTACTATTGATAACCCTATGGATGAGACTGGTAACCCAGTTGATATCAAGGTAGAGGATGTACCGTTTGTTATGGACATCAAGAACCGTGACAGTCTTAAGTCTCTGGACACAGCTATGGGGCGTAGGTCACCTATTGAAATGCTTACTCAGGAGTTTAACCTGACAAGTGATGTAGGTTCAATCCCATCTGGCGCACAGTTTGGTGTTGTTAAAGCTGCTCCAGGATCTAAGGTTGATATCCAAGACACAGACAATGCTACTCTAAAGAACTTCTTAGAATACATTGACTACTCTAACGCCTCTATTTTAGAGAAGTACAATGAGCGTTGCGAAGATAACGCCATTGAAGGAGAGGTGTTCTAATGAACCACCCTGCAGAGCTATCTGTTTATTCCTTCTTACAGAAAGCTATGGCTGGCGAGACTACTATTACAGAAGAGGTGGCTGATAAAGTCGCCTCTGATGTTAAGGCTGCTATGTTAAAGCAGTTTGATGGTGGGCCTCGTGATGAGTTTAGGTTGCGTATGTCTAACATAGGTAAGCCTAGGTGCCAGTTGTGGTTTGAAAAGAATGACCCAGCAGACAAAGCACCCATGCCACCACACTTCCTTATGAACATGATCCTTGGAGATATTGTCGAGGCAGTGTTTAAAGGGTTGCTTACGTCTGCTGGTGTTGAATTTAAGGATAACGCTAAGGTAACACTTGAACTAAAAGATGGACGCACTATCTCTGGTGAGTATGATATGGAGTTGGACGGTAAGATTGATGATGTTAAGTCAGCATCACCTTGGTCTTACAAGAACAAGTTTGAGTCACTAGAGAAACTACAGAAGGATGACAGCTTTGGCTACATCCCACAGCTTGTAGGTTACGCAGAAGCGGCTGGTAAAGGTGTTGGTGGTTGGTGGGCTATCAATAAAGCTAATGGTGAGTTCAAGTATGTAGATGCTTCTTCTGTCGATAAGGATAAGGTGCTAGAAGAGATTCAACAATTAGTGGACTACATTGATAACGATGAGCCATTCAAGCGTTGTTTTGATCCAGTGCCAGAAACTTACTACAAGAAGCCTAGTGGTAATATGGTGCTATCAAAAGAGTGTGGCTTCTGTAGTTTTAAACATAAGTGTTACCCTGATATGAAAGTGTTACCCTCAAAGGTATCTAAGTCAGAGAACCCTAAAATGGTAGAATACACCTACCTCAAAGAGTACTGAAAGGAAAGATAATGGCTACTCTAACTATCGACGAAAAGCAATACGAAATTGATGAGTCTAACGAGGATCAGGTACGAGCTTACAATGAGCTTGTAGCTAATCAGAATATACAGCAACAACTGGACTATCAGATGGCGGTTCTTAAGGATCGTTCTGGCACTCTGGTAAACATCTTAAAGGGTATGCTAGTAACAGAAGAAGCTGGTGATGGTGAAGACAAATAATCGTCGCCACAATAAACGTACCTACCGCAGTGGCCTTGAAGTCGAGGCTGCTGCGTTTTTGTCTGAACATCAGAAAGAAGTAAGGTACGAGAAGCTAAAGATAGAATGGGAAGATCTAAAGTACCGCACATATACACCAGACTTTGAGTTGGACAATGGTATTATTATAGAAACCAAGGGCATCTTTAGTGCAGCAGACAGGAGAAAACATCTTGAAGTACAGCGACAACATCCTAAGTTAGATATACGATTTGTCTTTAGTAACGCAAGATCAAAACTCTACAAGGGTGCCAAGTCTAGGTACTCTGACTGGTGCGATAAGTATGGTTTCAAATGGTCACACAGACTAATACCAAAGGAGTGGTTGACAGAACGTGGTAAATGCTCTAAAACTGCTAGGATAACTGTAAAGAGAAGGAAAGCCTAATGGCTCGCTATGAAGTAAAAGAGGATGAGGTGGCTCTGATTGCCAAGCCTATCTTTGGAAATGACGGAAAGTGGAAAGGTGATGTCGCTACTGGTATATATGTTTCACCTGATCTAGAGCCTACTATACAGGCACACATGATACATATAGTTACACTCATGTCAGCATTCTTAGACTGGGTAGAGGATTATCCTGATATCCTAGATGAAGTAGAAGATCACAGGAATATGTTAATGGAAGAGAATATGGAAGATGAAGAGAAGCCTGAGATTATTAGAGATGGTAATGTCTTAACTCTAACTCAGTGGACTAAAACAAAGGGCAATGCATGATAGATCCAGTAAACAAACCAGTACACTACAATCAGGCTGGTATAGAATGTATTGAAGCTATAGAAGCTATGACAGAGAATATGTCTGGAGCAATAGCACCACAGGCAGCTAACGTACTCAAGTATATGTGGCGCTGTGAATACAAGAATGGACTAGAGGATATTGATAAAGCTATCTGGTATCTAAACAGAATGCGTAAACGTTGGGTGGAGACACATAAATGAGAAAGTTCAGTGTTACATTTTTACTTAAGTTAGATGAGGACAATAACATACTATCCTCAGTAGAAGATGCACATGAGGAAGATGTGTTTGATTATATTAAGGACTTGTTCTACGATTCAGAAGCTATTAAAATAGAAAACTTAAACATAAAGGAACGACAATGATTAACGAAACAGATCTAGAAGCATTTGGATACTTTGATATGTTCCAGAATAGTCCTGACTATGGGAATGACCCACTACGCTTCTACAGTCAATTTGTAGAGGATAAAGTATTCACCAAGGGAAGAGAGCGCCTAGTAGAAAACACACTTGGACTTGTAGGTGAGTCTGGTGAGGTAGCAGAAAAGATAAAGAAACTGTTTCGTGACAAAAATAAGTTTAGTGATGAGGATGTACTGAAAGAGTTAGGGGATGTACTATTCTATGTTGTAGCTCTATCAAACATCTTTGGGGGAAACCTAAAGAAAACTATGGAAATGAATATGGCAAAGCTTGACGATAGAGAGCAGCGTGGTGTTCTAAAGGGATCAGGAGACAATAGATGAATAACTACCTACCAACAGACTACCAGAGTTTTATTGCTCTGTCACGATACGCCAAGTACTATGACGGTAAGGGCCGTGAGACTTGGGGCGATACAGTACAACGCTACATGGACAACGTGGTACACCCCAAGGCTGGCAAGGACAGCTACGTTGAAGCTATAGGTGAAGCTATTATGAACCTAGAGGTAATGCCCTCTATGAGAGCCATGATGACTGCAGGACCAGCACTTGACAGAGACAACACTGCTGGGTATAACTGTAGCTACTTACCCGTAGATGACCCTAAGTCCTTCGATGAGGCTATGTACATCCTCTTGTGTGGCACTGGTGTCGGTTTCAGTGTCGAGAGGCAGTACGTTAGCAAGCTCCCTGAAATACCTAAACTCTTCGATAGTGAGACTACAATCGTTGTCAAAGACAGTAAGGAAGGTTGGGCTAAAGCTTTCAGACAATTACTGGCACTCCTTTGGGCTGGTGAGATCCCTCAGTGGGATATTGGATTAGTACGCCCTGCAGGTGCTAGGCTCAAGACGTTTGGTGGTAGAGCTAGTGGCCCAGCGCCTCTAGTTGAATTGTTTAACTTTGCCATTACAACCTTCAAGAATGCACAAGGACGTAAGCTGTCTAGTGTTGAATGTCACGACTTGATGTGCTTTATTGGTCAGATTGTTGTCGTAGGTGGTGTTCGCCGTAGTGCTATGATTAGCCTGTCTAACTTGAGTGATGATCGCATGCGTCACGCTAAGTCAGGTCAGTGGTGGGATTCAGCCTCATGGAGAGCCTTAGCTAATAACTCTGTGTGTTACACTGAGAAGCCTGACATGGAAACGTTTATGCGTGAGTGGACAGCACTGGTTGAGTCTAAGTCTGGTGAACGTGGTATCTTTAATCGTGAGGCTTCTAAGAAGCAAGCAGCTAAGTATGACCGTAGAGATCCTAACTACGACTTTGGTACTAACCCCTGTAGTGAGATCATACTACGCCCATATCAGTTCTGTAACTTAACGGAGTGTGTTGTACGTGCTACAGATACTATTGACGATCTGGAAAGAAAGGTTCGCTTGGCTACGATTCTGGGAACCATACAGTCCTCATACACAAAGTTTCCATACTTGCGTAAGGTGTGGGCGAACAATACAGAAGAAGAGCGCTTGCTTGGTGTGTCACTTACGGGAATAATGGACAACCCTCTTATGACATCAGCAAACGCTGGACTGGAGAAGACCCTTGAACACCTTAGAAATGTTGCTGTTACTACTAATGCTGAATGGGCTGACCGCCTTGGTATACCTCATAGCACTGCGATTAGCTGCGTCAAACCATCGGGCACAGTCAGTCAGTTGGTGGATTCAGCCTCTGGGATACATGCTCGCCATAGTCCCTATTATATCCGTACTGTGCGTGGTGATAATAAGGATCCCCTGACACAGTTTATGAAGGACAAGGGTGTACCTAATGAGCCATGTGTGATGAAGGGCGACACTACTACAGTGTTTAGCTTCCCTGTTAAGTCACCAGAGGGTGCTGTCACTCGTAATGATATGACTGCCATTGAGCAACTAGAGACTTGGCTAACGTATCAGAGACACTGGTGTGAGCATAAACCTAGCGTGACGATCTCAGTACGGGATTCTGAATGGATGGAAGTTGGTGCATTTGTGTACAAACACTTTGATGAGATGTCAGGTGTGTCTTTCTTGCCACACACAGATCATACTTATCAGCAAGCTCCTTACCAGGATTGTTCAAAGGAAGATTATGAAGAGTTGCTATCAGCTATGCCAAAGGACATTGACTGGTCAGAGCTAAGTCAGTATGAAGATGAAGACAATACTGCAGGTAGTCAGACTATGGCATGTAGTGGTGATACTTGTGAGATAGTGGATCTAACATGAGTGTGTATGTATTAGTGGGGCGGGTTGACTGCCCTCACTGCTCCAAAGCTATGGGTTTGTTAAGGGACAGTGGTATTGTAGTGCAGTACTACTCCCTCAATGACTCTAAATGGGTACTTGACTTATTTAAAAAGTCTGGTATAAAGACGGTTCCACAGATTTGGGATCGGGATGGTAATCACATAGGTGGTTACTCAGAACTCAAAACTCTCTTGAAAGGAGAATAACATGACAGGACTTGAATTTATGGTAGTAGCAGGTATTGGTATGGCAGCGGTAGGTGAAGTTGTTAGCCTTACTGCAGAGTATGGCCCAGCCATTATTGATCAAGTAAAAGGTTGGTTCTAATGTACGTCTTAGTACTCATAATGATGTTTGAAGGTAAGATTAAAGTTCAGTCCTTCGATGGTTTATTTATGGACGTTAAGTCCTGTAATCAACTAGCTTCCGAAATGGAAGAACGTCTTATGAGTACTAGACCTACACCAGAATCATCAGCTAAAACATACTGTTTCCAAGTACCAGAAAGTGCGTAATGATCGACCTAGAAGAAGAAGCCAAAAGGCATACAAAGATCAGACAAGAGCAGTTCTATGATAAACTAGTAACCTTGTTAATACCAGCTAGAAGGCACATACAAGATAACTTATATGAGTCTAGACCTAAAGACAGGGCATTAGAAAGACTTGATGATGCTGCTACTATAGCGAGGTTTGCTGCAGAACTATTTAAACTAAAGTAAAAGGGGGCCGCAAAGCCCCCTCTTTTTATTCTCTTTTCTGTTGTTCCTCAAACATCTTAATGTAAGAGAAGTATATTTGAAGTAACTCAAAAGCCTCTGGCCCTTCTAACTCTTGAATGGAGCCAGTGTACCCGTACCTTTCCTCTAAAAACTTCTTTGCCTCTGACCTAGAGTTTTTATTTCCAGAGATAGTAGCCTTACGTTTCAAGGCTTTCAGTGTACCATCAGGGTCTAGGTTCTCTGTCATATGCTTTCTTATGGATGTCTTTATAGAGCCTTTCAAAGATGTAAGCTGCTGTCTACGTTGAGCAACAGTACCCTTTTTAAACGGTTCACTGTTTATAAGATCCATAAGCTTATCTTCAAAGATTGGTGCAATAATTTCATTGAATAGTTTATCATACGCAGGTATCTGAGATCTTTCATTAGCTTTCCAAGGATGCATCTCAGCCATAGAGTAAGCCTTCTCTGTAGCTGTTCTAGCTGGTAACTGTGTAATACCCATTATCCTTAGTACAGGTGCAGCATCTTTAATGGTGCCTTCTCTAGTAGCTACTCTAAGCTCTTCACCAGTTACACCTTCAATCTTATCTCCAAATATCTCTAGGATATTATCAACATACTTAGTAGCACCTACACTGAATGTGCTTAGTCCTACTTCCTGTCTAGCATCCTTAGCTGCATCTGAGTCATTAATAAAGCCTACCATTCTGTTTACTGCATCAAGTGGTCTAGTAAAACCAGCTAAGATGTTACCACCCTGTTTATACAGAGCATTGAATGACATCTGCCTTGCACCTTCCTCTTGGTTAAACATTGTATCGAAAGCATTGTACAAGTCATTACCAAACTGAATATCCTTAGCGAACTGACCAACGGCTAACTGTGCTGTAATATCTTCAATCAGTTCTTTAGGAACCATCTCTCCATTACGTGATAAGTTACCAGCACGACCTACAGCAAGCCACAGTGATACAGGGAACATATTCTTAGCATCTATTATCTTACCACCACCTGTGTCCATGTGATACCAAGCGTAACCCTTCTCACGCTTCTGCTCATCGTAGTCCATCGCCATCCGTAGTGACGTTACACCCACTAAGCTTCTAGCAAAGGCTTCTGTTGTCTTGATATTACGCTTCTCTTTCTTTACGATAGCTGATGCAACTTCAACCATACCACCTACACTCCACTGATATGCTGTGGCTAGAGTGTTATTAAAGAAACGACCAAAGGGTAAGATCGTACCAATGACAGGTATGTTAGAGAAGTTCTCTACTTGTTTAGCCGCTGCTGAAAGTAGCTGATCATCTGTGGTGTAGTCCTTAGAGAACACAGACTTCATGGTTGTGTCTAATGCACCACCAATCACATCATCATCAATAACTGACAAGTCACCCTTCTTTAGTGCATCCTGTAGAGAGATGTCTTTATTGACACGCAACCACTTGTCCATCTCAGTGATGAACATTTGTGACTTAGTAAATGTGTCTTGGATCTTAACTCCAGTTAAACGGTTAGCACCATCAGCTACAGCCTCTGCTTTCTTAAACCAATTAGCATTCTCATCAATACCATAACGCCCAGCGCTACGTTGAACACCACCAGTGTAGCTCTCAAAGAGAACCTTACTTACCTCTTTGTTCTGTGACAAGAACTCCATGTAAGCGTCATGGGTAGTGTAGGGATCTAGTAAGTTACGTATCTTCTGTGTCTGTATCTGTCTGTACACCTTACCTACACGTAAAGCTTCCCTACCCTTAGCAGTCCTAGTTCCACCCATAGCTAAACCGTACATTGTATTAGCGGTTCCAGTGAACAAGTCTGCTAGGGTTTGACCTACATAGAACTGACCAAAGCCCATTACGTTGACAGCAGTAGTAGCGGGTGATGACACAAGCATTCTACGCCATAAATTCTGTCCATACTGAGCATACTTAGCTTTAGTAGCCTTAGCAGCCTCATCTTCTAGAGCCTTAATAGCACTAACTTGTCCATCAATAAGTTGATGCCCATGTAGAGTTGCAGCATCTAGGGTCTTACGAACCTGAGACATTACATTCAAGACTTGACCACCCTTACGGATCTCTAAAGCAATTAGATCACCTAAGCTTGTAGCCATCTCTGTAGTTTGACCAAGAGTAAAGCCTTTAGGTTCTAGCGACTTGTTAATCTTAGCCAGTTCTTCCATAGGCATAGACTTAACAATGGTAGTCATTACATCAGAGACAGTGTAATCTCTAGGTAGTTTAAGCCCTTGGTCTTTGAATAGCTTAACTATGCCGCCCTTACCGTCACCCTTTTCACCCAGCATTATCTCTTTAATAAAGTCTACAGATGTAGGAACATCATCAAAGCTGTCCTTACCTGCAGCTACCTTAACATCCCAAGCCCTAGCTTTCTCCATAATCATAGATGCTGCATCTCTAGCCGCTTCTTCACTAATCCTAAAGTCTGCACGAGCCTGTCTATTTACTAGTTGTTTTGTAGCTTCATCTACAGCTTCCCTTGACTCAGTTCTAGCCTTAGCTGATGACAACAAAATATCTGAGTCTGATAAGCCAGATGCCCCAGCAAACTTACCAAAGCCTAACTGTGCTAGTCCACCAATACCACCAAGTAAAGAACTAAAGCCTGTCTGAACATAGTTGTAATCTGTCTGTGAACCAGCTTCTAGTAGAGTGTTCTGTAGTGTAACATCATGCATAACAGCAAAGGTAGAGTCTAAGGCAGTTGTACCTATCAGGATTTTCTTTGTGTCCTTCTTAGATTGCTCTTGGAGTACTTTTCTCTGGGCTTTCTTCTTAGCCTCTTGTATAAATATCTCACGCTCTCTACGTGCTGCCTGTCTGCGTATTTTAGCTGAGACTTGGTTCTTAACACCATTTGCTGCAAAGTGTTTAGCCGCTTGTTTAGCCGCCTCTTCACCAGCTTCCTTAGCCGCCTGTTGTGTCGCACCACTAGCAACAGCCTTCTTCCCGGCTTCTACTGCAGCCCTCTTAACTGACATACGACCAGCCTGAGTAAGACCTACACCAGAGGCTTTACCAATACCACCAGTGAGTAGACCTATGTAGTTAGATGGGTCTTTTACTGTAGACATGAAGTAGTCTTTCATACCATCCACAGCACCAGATAAGCCATCATTAGTAAAGACGCTACCTAGTCGGTCATACAGTTCATATGCTTTAGCTGCAGAGGCTTTCTTGTCCTCATCAGCATCATGTATGTATCTAACTTCACTAGCGGTAGTTACAATGTTACTATTAAAGTAACGCATATGATCGACAAAATCTTCTACAACCTCATCATCTGACTTACCCTGCTTAGGGTTGTAATCAACACCAAAGCGCTGCTCCATATAGTTACGTATGTCTTTAGCGTTCCTACCAACCTTCAAGTCTTTCTTCTTAAGTTTGGTATCATCATCAAAGGGATAGTCATCCTCTTCATCCATCTGCTGAGATCTTAACTTACGTATCTCAGATAGGGTCATGGTTTTCATACCCTCTGGTGTAGCAGAAGGTAGAGCCTTATTAGTTTGAACATCTAAAGCTTCAGGTACACTTGATGATGCCCTTAGCTTACGTATCTCTTCTAATGTCATTACTTTCATTTACTAAACCTCTGGGTTGTCTGATAGGTCAGGTTTTACACCAGACAGGGCTTGCTTCATTAGGAAGATTAATCCACCCATGTCATCAAAGTCAGGCATCTCTCCTAGCTTACCTGCATTCTCATCAAACCACATAGCAAGACCTTCTCTGATCTCATCAGTGTCATCATCTGCAGCAAAACCATTCTCTACAAGATAGGTAACAACATCCTGACCGTAACCCTTAACAAATTCTTCTAGTGGCTTACTGGCCTGAAGTACTTGCTGAGAAGCTTCTTCCTCAGTAGGAGCAGTCTCAGTACCGTCAGGTCTACGCTTAGGTTTAATAGGAGACATCATACCAATATTAGCTTGACCCTCTACCTGTACTTCACCCTCTGCACCAGCAGTCTCATAGGTCTTAATAAGCTTACGCTTAGTTACAGTCTTTCTTGGGATATCCTCATCTATATCAAAACTAGAGATGCTTACGTTGTTGTAGCCCCTAGCTATAGCTGCATCTGGGATGTACTTAAGGTTAGATCCTTTTACTTTCATAGGTCTATTCAAGTTTAAACCAGACATAGTGATCTTATAGAAAGCCTCTGGATCAACATTACGCTTGAGGTCTATCATAGCTACACGAGCATCACGATCCTCTTCACTAAGATGTGAAGTCATCCAGTCACCCAAGGCACTAACTGGAAGGCCAGCAGCTTGCTTCTGTTGCCTACTTAGAGAGTCAAACTCTTCCTCAGTCATTAGAGCAGGGTTAAGTGTTGGCATCTCACCTGCAGGAGTTTCACTTAAATCTGCACCAACATTAGTTAAGTCTAACTCTGGGCCAGCAGTAGTCTTATCTGGATCTAAGGTGTAGTCAAAGAGTTCTTCTACTTCAGCAGGATCATTCACAACAACCTGCTGCCCAGCTACAGTTACTACAGCAGACTGAACCTTACCAGATGAATCATGTATAAACTTTATCTTACCATCGTCACTGTACTGGTTAAATCTAGGGTGACTGTACGTAACACTATTATTCCCAACAAAGTCAGTAGCACCCCCCTTTTCTTCTACTGCAACAGCGGCCTTAGTAACAGGGGGTAGTTCTTCATCCTCTGGTTTTTGTGTAAGCGATGCAATATCTACACCAAATGCTTCTAGTGCAGGAGCCATAGATTCATAATATCCACCACCACTGTAAATAGAAGCCCTACCTCTAGCATGAGTGGTAGCAGCTTGTGCCCTCATGGCACTTATTTGAGATTGCACCTCTGACATGTGTTTTGCTCTAAGTGTAGCCCCGTCTGTACCCATGTACTTAGGGTCACTAGAGTCCTCAATAGAGGATAACTGTGTTTTCAATCGTGTAAACTCTGGATTGTCCTCTAATATAAGACCAATCTGCTTATTTAAGTTAAACGTCTCAGTGCCAATATCATCTGGGTCAAACACTTTAACTGGTGAGAAGTTGACGTAAGCATTGTCCATAAGTGATTCATAGTCAGACTGTGCTGCTAACTCATTTAAATCAAGTAAGCTATAACCACCTACACCTAACTCTGAATCAAGACGGACCCTAGCCTGCTCACGAGCGTCAAATCCAAAGATACTCTTTAGGAAAGAACTTTCAGGAGCCTTATAGTCACCGACAGTAGGATCACCTAAACCAACAGTAGACTTAATACGTTTCTGCATCCAGTCAGGCTCATACTTCATAGTCTCGTAAGCCTCTGGGATATCGACAGAATTAAGAGCAGCCTCTGGTGTCCATCTGTCACCTAGTGACAATTTAAGATCGTTCAAATTCTTAGAGAGGTCAACCAAACCAGTAGGGCCACTATCAATAGCTGCAGCAATCATAGCGTCTGTAGCTCCTAGAGACTTAGCTTGAGAGCCTAAAGCACCCATCTGTTGTGCTGCAGACCTCTTTAGCTTAAAGCTCTTAGTGCCTGTAGTACGAGCTAACTCACGTTGACGCTCTTCATATTCAATCGCTGATGCAGTTCTAGCACGAATACCTTCAGCACTACGATTTAAGAAACTCTCTGCAAATGCTTGCCAGTCAGCCATTATACTGCACCTCTCGACATAAGACCTTTAGGTTCTTCTTGTGGTTGTTCTTCTGTAGGCTCTGACATAGGAGCCTCTTCTTCTACGTCCATGTTCTCACGAATTTCATCTAGAATGCCAGAGGTTGTACCATCCTGCTTAGCCTCTTTTTCTATAGCCGCCATAGTCAACAACTTAAGACGTTCTTTCTCTTTCATTGACTGAGCTTTCTCTATGTCGAGACTTGTCTCTTTAACTTTAATGTCGTACTCAGACATTGCAGCCTTTATGAAAGCACCTATAACAGGGGCAGCTAATATACCAGCCTCAACTGTGTGTAAGCCCTTCATAGCACCTGCAGTAGTAATAGTCTTTACTATCCCACGTAGATCAGCACCAAGCTCAAACAGAATAGCTAAGTCCTCCATCTTGTCATCATCAGCAAGACTACCAATGTAGTAGTCTACAATCTCTGGAACCTTAACCATCTCAGGTGGGTTTTCCCACGGTGAGTTCTTAGGTATGTCTGTAAGAGACTGACCAGGGATAGGGGCGTTTAGTAAATCAACCATTTTGTTGTACCTTATTTAGTAAATCCAGCGCCAAAGTAAAGTCCTACAATGGCTGATACGATGTGTGTGTCTAGGGGTGTAATAACAAAGCCTCGTGCAGATACCCACATAGTGCTTTCAGCGGGGCCAAACAACCAGTTCCAAAACCCACCATTCATTTCAGTGTACCCTACTATGACAGTAACTTCAGGATACCACACTGCTACTAGCTTTGGCAAGACAATAATTGCGAAAACTGCAGATAATGCTATGATACGTCTAGTCCAAGCGAAGTGTTTATCTGTCTTACCGTGTTCACGGGCCTGACTTGCTGCACCTATCAAAGCCCTCTGTTGTTCAGCCTTCTGTTTATTAGACTGACCCCAGATAGACATTACTCCCCCCAACACTGTTGAGAAGAGCATAGTGATAAGTTCTAGAGGTAAGCCAAACATTATATGAATTGTGCGTTTTTAATTAAACTTATTACACGAGGCGCTCTACTTTTAACCTGATTAAACCACCTAGAGTTTTTAAGTTCCGCAGCGGCTGTATCTAAGTCTTCTGACTCTAAAGCTTTAAAAAAATTAGGCCACTTAGACTCATTAAATTTAGATGTACCCATATTAAAAGTTAGATCTAAAAGAGCTAATCTGCCCTCTTCATTTAGTTTATTATAGACGGAGAATTTTTTAGCTTCTTCTAAGTGCTTGTCGTAATCTTTTTTAAACAGATCTGTAACTTGTTCGTCTGTAAGTTTTACACCTTTCCACTTATCAGGAAGTTTACTGTCTCTAGTTATCAAATGACCTATTCCAATAGTCCAAAATCCACGAGAATCTTTGTAAGGTTCATTTCTAAAACCTTCATTTAAAGTTAAAAATTCTGTAGCTCTTTTAAAGAAAGGGTCTTCAACAGATTCTGGTCTAGCTTTAGGACGTTTGTTACCTCTAGGGTCAGTCATAATACCTTTAGGCTTATCTAGCATCTCATTACTACGAGCATCTATACTAGGTGTATCAACAGGCGCTGGGCTGTCTGCCATCTCTGGTTGTTCACCCCTAGAGACAGGCGTAACCATAGGCTGAAATACATCCTGAGCTTCCCTAGCGTTGTCCATCATAGCTAACTCAGTACCTCGCATATCAGCACTACTAAACATAGCAGTCCTAGCTGTCTCTGATAGTTGCCCTATAGGGGGTCTAGTAGCTTCCATTAGAGCCTTATCAATAGCACTTCTCATTTGATCGTCACGACTGTACTCTTCGATACTATCAAGGTACTCTTGTATCATAGAGTTTCTGTAATCAATAGAGGGCTTTTGTTGATTGATACTAGCTAAGTCATAACGATCATTAAGCCTAGTAGCAAACTCACGTAGCATAGTTTGGTTTTCATCTTGAGCTTCAACAGGCTCTACAGTAGGAGCCTTCCTAGTAACCAACGACTCAGTTGGCTTAGTAACCTCTTGCTCTGGTAAAGCCTCTTTTAGAAAGCTTAGAGCATCGAATGAGAATTGTACTTCACTTGCCATGTTATCATTACCCTGTTGGAAGTTTTGATGAGCCTGTAGCTTTGCCATACATGTAGCCTTCAATGGCTGAACTTGCAAAGTTACCAATAGCGCCCCAGAAACCAGCAGACTTAGAAGCACTTGCTGCCTGTTTAGCGTCATCTGATTGCATCTGAGCGATAGCCAACTGTGTTGCTCTATCTGCGTCATTGTTTGCGGCTTGCCATGCATAACTCATCATGTCTCTAGTTTCTTGCATCATAGCACTGAATGCTAATGCAGTCATATTAGTTGCTGCAGCAGCATCAGCACGGTTAGCTTCATTCTGTGCTGCAGTATCCATAGTAGCGACAGACTGATACCATGATGCGTTTGCTTGCTCAATGATTAACTGGTTTGTTGCATTGAACTGTTGACGCTGATCCAGCATCTTCTTGTTGAACTGCTCTACAGCATTAGCTTCACCAGCGTTAAACCTATTCTGAGCATTAGTCTGTTCTGAGTTAAACATCCCTAGAGAGGCACTCAAGTTATCGTAGAACTGTTGAACCTGTATCTCACTAGATGCGTTAAACTGTTTAGCTGCATTCTCAGCAGCCTGATCAGACAACAGAGCATTAGCACGTTGCTGTGTCTTAAATACACTAGTCTGTTGCTCATTGTCAAGGTTTTTCATATCCATCTGTAGGAACGCATTAGCTTGTTGCACTTGTGCTTGCTGACGGTTGTTTAAGTTAGTCATGTCCAACTGAGACATAGCTGCAGCATCAGACAACACCTTAGCATTAGCTGCATCCAAGTTAGCTAGATCCACTGACTGAGCTAGTCTAGCATTCTCTAGTGCTATCTGTTGCTCTGCAGTAAAGTTCATGTTAGCTATGTCAGAGATCTTAGCTGCATTAGCTACACGAGTCTGGAACTCTTGGTTAAACTCTAGGTTGAGGAACTCAGCACGTTGCTGTGCAGCAAACATAGCAGACTGTTGCTTGTTAGATAAGTTCTGTAACTCAAAGCTTGCTGCAGTCTTAGCATCCTGAGATGCAATAGGGATAGCACTCTCCATTGCAGCCTGTACAATAGCCTGACCAGCCATACTAGAAGAGCTAAGACCCCTTGCAGCCATCTGTGCAGATGCAGCCCTCATAGCTCCTGCTGCCCATGCTGGTGGTTCTTTACCTTCAAAGTCTTGCATCAGGCCAGTTAGCTGACCCTGTACTGTAGCATCAGTAGATGGTGCGCCTGTAGCTGCCTCAAAGTTAGTCTCTTTACGAACACGCTCCATATCTACGGTAGCGCCCTCAATCATCTCACCCTCTTCTAGCTTACGAGCATCAGGTGCTTTAACTGTCTGTGCGGCTGTAATCTGTGCTGCATCTAATCCAAGCTGTGCCAGTTCTTCTGGCTTCATGGTTGCGGCCTTAGCTAGTGCCTCATCACTAGGTAGTCCAGTTGCTGCAGTAAGCTTGTCAAGTGTAGCATTTATTTCATCTGACACAGTTGTAGCTTCTACTGTAGGTGCAGGTGTTTTCTCTGGGGCGACAACAGGAGCAGCAGTCTCAGCAGTTGTTACTGTAGCAGTAGGTGCAGGTCCAGTTACTTGTCCAGTACCCTCTGCTATAACTTGCTTATCGTCAGTCTCTACTTTAGCAACCTCTGTAGGGGTTACTAGAGATTCAGGGTCAGTAACAGCAGCAGAAGTCATCTCTACATTAGATGGCATCTCTGTAGTCTTAAACCTCTGCTGAGCAACAGTTAAACCTTCCTGCGCCCTAGTTAATGCAGCCTCTTGCTCCTGTAAAGCCTTTACTAAGTCTTCATTGCTAGGATCAGCGGCTTGAGCATCTCTAGCGGCCTGTACTGCAGCCATAGCATCACTAGCAGCCTTCTGTGCAGCATCTAAGTCTATCTGACCTTGTGATGGGGGTTGCTGTTCTCTGTTGAACCTATTAGTTACATCCTGATCAGCTATCATAGGTTGATTAGTCGCAGGACCAAACTGCATATCGATAGGTGTACCTGAAAGTTCTTCTAGTTGCTTAGGTGTTAAAGTACTAGCTATATCACCATTTTCAACCAAGAATGAAGAGCTATTAGCATTATCTTCAGGACGAACAAAGTTGTCTGCCACCCCAGAGTTAGCATCCTGAAGCTGTTGAATCTTATTAGGGTCAAGTTGACTAATTAGTTGTCCTCCGGGCATAAACATACCACCCCTTGCCTTTACTGGCTCTGGGTTGAGTATACGCATTGCTTGCTCTGTAGCATTACCAAGCTTCTGCTGATAGGCAGGATTAGATGCAATAACTTTACGTTGTTCATCCTCTTGCATACCAGCTAACTCAGGCAGTATCTTGCCTCTCTGCTCTGGTGTAAATCCTAAGAAACGTTTTGCCATCTATCTTATCCTTACTTGCCTACTTGCATCCATACAGCAGTAGCTATGAATGTCAGTACTGCAACTGTTCCTAATTGTACGAGTGTCTTCCATATACTTTTCTTTGTATCACGCCATGAGTCTAATAGACTACGTAGTTCTTTAATATCACTAGCTGCATCTAAGTCAGCCAATCCTAAGTCGCACAAGGCTTGCCTAGCACCCTTCTTAGCGGCTCTATCCATCATAGCTTCTAGTTGTTCTGGTGTAAACTGGGTCATGTGTTTACCTCGTAGTAGGTCACAAATATACCACCACTAGATCCTGCACCTGTAGAACCTGCGCCAGATTCTGATGCAGATCCCCCAGACCCTGCACCGTAGTTAGTACCTGCATCAGAAGCACCAGCAGCACCACTTGAGTGTTGTACACCCGCACCACCTTGGAAAGTAGCACTTACATCAGACCCCCATTCTGAGGGTTTAGTGGGAGCCGTAGTAGTAGCACCTTTAGAGTAACCCGCTGCTGAAACTGTTGTTCCATTATGACCGCCAGATCCTAAGTTTGGAGAACCCCCACCGCTAGACGCAGATTGATCTCCACCTATATTAAAACCTGTACCAATACCGCCAGTGTAATTACTCTCCCCACCAGAACCTGTACCACCCACAGAAGAAGCACACTGCCCCCAAGCACCTTGACTTACAGATGTAGAACCCTCACCTACTGGTAATGTTGTTGTCACTGTGTCTGTAAGTAAACCCTGTCTACCACCAAACCCTCTTAAGCCACCAGTAGCAGAAATAGTAGTGCCTGATCCATCAGGGTTAAAAGTCGTAGTGCCGCCATTAAACCCTGATATGGCTGCGCCACTACTAGCAGGATAAGAAACGCCAGAACCGCCCGCACCAATACTAATAGTAGCAGAAGTTATACTGTGATCTTGTACAGAGTACCTACGAAAGGCTGTACCACCACCGCCGCCACCAGAGGCAACCTTTTCACGACCAGCATCCGTTGAATGACCACCACCAGAACCACCACCACCAAGAACGTAGACATTATACTGTACACAACCTGACTGTGCTGGTGACCAAGAAGTACCACTAGCTTTTGTTTCTGTAGTACCTTTCTTTCTTAGTATCCTAGTTTTACTACGATAATTAGAAAAGGAAGTAGTAGCACCTGATGCTGGTAAATCATCAGGCACAGGATTTGTACCACCATTAAAATTTGCATTGAGGGATACAGCACCAGACTGACCATAGTAGTCACGCAACTCACTCATAGATATTGAGCCAGAAGCATGACCAAAGTTATCTAATGAGGTTATTGTCATTATGCGTTACCAAATGCTGTTACATCGTTTTCTACAGTAAGTGCACCAGTGCTAGACAAGCTAAGTCTGTTTGTACCCTGATAAGCAAACTTTAAACTACTACCAGATTGAGTGATTGTCCAGTCACCTAGTTTAAAAGAGTTTCCAGCTTCAATATCTGCAACAGCATAAATATCATTATCTGTCGCTGTACCATTGTCTCCAACACGCAAGCCCCGCAAAACAGTAACCCCACCGTCACCAATTTTCATTTCACTTACACTAGTATTTGAATTAAAAGTGTACATGTTATTAGGACCGTCAAGAACGATTCCACCCGCAAGATTACCTGCCTCATAGAAGTAAATAGTATCTGTTGCATCAAGGTGGATATCACTAGCCGCATCTAGTTTAACAACACTACCAGATGAAACAGTGAGAACACTAGAATCAGATATAGTAGACCCATTAATTGTAATTTCGTCTACAGTTAAGCTTGATAAGGTTCCAACTGAAGTTATATTTGGCTGGGCTGCAGTCTGCAGTGTACCATAAAGTGAATCACTCCTAAGATTAGATGCGTAAAAGTCTTTATTTGAAGACAACCTAGTGTTACTATTATCCCAAGTCAGCGTGGGTTTAGAAGCATTAGCTCCAAACTCAATACCTGCACCGTTTGTAGCAGACAGTGTTGTAGCATTTTTAGCTATACGTACTGTAGAATCTTCAATGTCTAAGTTTGCAGTGTTTAGGGTAACAGTAGTACCTTGTACTTCCAAATCTCCTGTAACAGTAAGGTTATTACCTATAGTAACATTATTAGGTAACCCTATCTGAATCTGGTTGTTGCTTACAGTAGTCTCAATCTCGTTTGTAGTACCTGCAAAAGTAAGAACATCCGAAGCTAAAGCTACAGCATCATTAGTACCACTATCAGCACCAACAGTAAGACTCGTAGTAATAGAAGATGTACTTACCGCTGTAACAAGACCTTTAGCATTAACTGTTACAACAGGAACAGCCGTAGCGCTACCAAAAGATCCAACATTAGAGTTTACTGTATCCAAAGTTGTTGTAAGAGTAATGTTACCTGTACCATCAAAAGATGTAGCAGTGGCATCTACATCACCATCAATAGTAATCGTTCTTGCAGTAGCTAACTTTGTTGCAGTAGATGCATTACCTGTTATCTCACCCGTAACAGACAAAGTACCACCAATAGTAGCACTACCACTAGAGAGAGTTAGATTACCTGCATCAATAGTCATATTGTTTGAACCAGAAACAGTAACAGCACCATTAAGAGTAGTAGCGCCTGTTACAGCTAAAGTACCAGCCAATGTAGTGTTTGCACCACTTAAGGTGATTGATGTAGTAGAGCCAGACTTTACGATAAGGTTGTTACCATCATTAGTAAGTGTACCAAAGGTAGTACCTGCATCTTTTAGTAGGACATCACCACCATCAGCGTCTAAGCTAATGTCACCTGCAACATCAAGAGTAAGTCCTCCTGTTGATACATCAATCTCATTATCAGAGAGTGTCATGTAGGCATTAACACCTACAATAGCTGAATCCTGATAAACAGTGCCATCAAAGTAACCATCTTTATACTGCAGTAAGTTAGTACCTAAGTCTAGAGTATTACTAGTCTTAGGATTAACATTAGTAGCAGATACGACCAAGTTCTGACTAGGGCCAACCTTAGTTATAGGTGCCCCCTCACCAGCAGTACCATCATGCTTGTGTCCTGTAGAAGCATTAAATGCACTCTCTACTGCA